TATGAGTTTCAGCACCACCTGTGCCACCAAGAGTTGAAAATGTTCCAGTATTTTTACCTACAGGAATACGACCTCTTAAATCTGGCACATTGAAAGTAGTAGTACCATTACCTACACCGTATGTAGTACCTACTATGGCAAATAAATCACTATATGTAGTGCGAGATACTGCTGTTCCATCGCATAATAAATATCCAGTAGGAGCTGAAGAACCAGCGTAACTTAACAATGTTCCTGTTGGGTTCATTACAGATACTCCACTAATTGATACTGATGTAGCAGTAACTGCTCCGTGACTACCATCTTGTTTGTGTTCAGTAAGAATGCCAGTTACCATATCATCCCAGTGTGTTTCAGTAAAATACATTGATACTGTAGAACCAGATGCGTGAGCAGTATCGGTAGTTCCTTCTTTACCTCTAACACAGTTAATAACATCTGTGCCTGATACAACTCCAGTTATTACTTCTTCATTTGCATTGCCTGGGTCTAGCACTAATGTGATAGCTGTATCTGTATCAAGACCAGTTGTTGATACTAAAGGAAGAGTAGTAGCACCTTGAGCAAATCCACCTGCAGATATAGTTGTAGAAAATCTTCTGCGAGCTTTTTTGAATTTATCTGTGTTTGAAGCTGGCATTTATCCTCCTAAGTCTTAATTATATAATTTAATGCTATGTATGGCTGAACAATAGATTGTGTTGCACTCAATGAAGTGGTTGTAGAGTGAGTGTGAGCACCATCTGTTCCTATAGCGTGGTTGTGTCCAGGCGGTGTATCTGCAGAACTTGTTGTATATACGTTAGAAGCTTGACCAGCTTGATAAATAGCTCTGTCAGTAGCACCACCGTGAGAGTGAGAACCTGCTGAGTTGGCAGTGTGAGAGTGAGATAAATCTACTGTTTTTGCACCACCTGTTTCACCCAATGCGTCAAATGAAGTGTCTGAACTATCTACGCCCACAGGTACTTTACCCTTTAGATTTGGTAGGTTAAAAGTCGTAGAACCGTTACCTGCACCATAGGTAGTGCTTATTACTGCAAACAATGCTGCATAGGTTGTGCGTGATACTGCACTACCATCAGCTAATAACCATCCTGTGGGAGCACTAGAGCCTGCGTACTGCATTATTGCACCAGCAGGTGATAAAACGGATGTTCCACCAATTGTAATGCCTGAGGTGGCTGCTACGCTTGTTGCTGTTATAGCACCGTGTGTACCATCTTGATTGTGTTCAGCAAGTACACCATCAATCAAATCATCCCAGTGTGTCTCGGTGAAATACATAGCTACAGCAGCACCTGCAGTATGGGCTTGAGCAGTAGTACCTTCTTTTCCTCTGACGCAATTAATAATGTTATTTCCAGATACTACACCTGTTATTACTTCTTCTGTGTTAAGTCCTGGGTCAAGCACTAAAGTTATAGCAGTATCGGTGTCTAGTCCGCTAGTAGAAACTAATGCAATAGTTGTAGCTCCTGCGGTTGTACCACCTACATCAATAGTAGTTGAGAACCTTCTTTTAGCTTTCTTAAACTTGTCTGTGTTACTTGCTGCCATAATACTCCTAAGTTAAACTCTTCCAGCGTTGTGGGTCACCAGTTGGGATAATAAATCCTTTAGCCTGAATGTTAAGTAATGTGTAGTGACTAGCTGTTGAATTAGTTGTTATTACGAATTGAATGTTGTTAAGCAGTTTATTTACCCTGATACGTTTTTTAACTGATGCCTGAGCAAATGTTGTTGGTGTTACTGAAGTATCTGAGAATTGTGCACTAGAGAATGCTTGAGTGTCATATCCAGCATTAGATACGGTATCTGAAATGGTTACTGATTTAAGGTTTGAATATCCTTTTTTCTTTTCTGTTCCAAGCACAGTAATACTGATATCTCCAACAGGGTTGTTGAATTCAAAATATACAAATCTAATCTTAGCGAAAGCATTGCGGTTAGCATCTACAGGATAAAGTCCAGATACGTATTTAGTTTCAAATGCTACACCTAAATCACCTTCAATGGCATCAGATATTTCAATTAATCTTTGCCCGTTTATAGGAACAGCTAGCAAGTGATTATTACCTGAAGTGTCAGCATATTCAAAAAAACGTTCTACACCTAATGTCCAAGGTCCTGACCAGTTAAGTCGTTCTGTATCATTAACATAAATTACATTATTGGTACTGCTTCCATAAGGCATTGAGCAGAAAACTTTAGCTTTATAAAAATATGCACAAACATTGTTAATAGCAGTACCTGTCATACCTTCAATATCTGGTCGAATATTAGCACTTATTTCATCTGTTGATAAAAGATTAAGCATCTGTGGTTTAGAACGTAATGAGTACCAGCCACGCCTGTTAAAGAATTGAATATCGTTTCTTACTTTAACTACTGATAAAGGAGCGTTAGAACCTATCGAACCAACAATTTTTATTGCTGTAGGCACTGTAAATGAAATATTACCAACCGATACAGTATCGAGTGATATCTGCCAAGTTGAACCATTACCTTCATTATCTGAAGTAAACACCGTAGCAAATGCTCCACCTTTACCATCACGATAATGCACAACAGCTGTAGGGCGTTCTCTGCCACCTTTTTCTAAATCAATCCAACCACCACCAGTAAATTCTGAGAATGTTCCTACATCAGCACCAGCACCACTCCAGTACACCCTAAATGGATTATTAGGGTCTAGTGTAGCCCATAATCTATTACCTGAAAGTTCCATTTGAGCAAACTTTGGACCAGTTGTAGTATCGCCAGCTGGAGCAGTAACATAAGTATTCATTGGCATATTATCTTCACCAGTATCCGTAAACGATACCGTTGAGCCACTTGGTTGAGTTACAGAACCAATGTAATAATAATTTGTAATACCATTAGTTTCATCATTGTAGTAAATATTGTAAGCAGTTGCCCCTGTTACTTTAGTCCAAGTAACAGTTATTGAATCAGTTCCAGTAGTCCAGTTATCACGTGTTTTACCAATTGTTGCTGTTCCAAGAGTAGAAGCGGCAGTTTCTCCTACGCCATTAACAGCAGTTATTTTATAATTTGCATTATAAGTCGAACCAGTTAATCCAGCTTTAGTGGCAGTTGGAGCTCCTGGTGAAGATATTGCAGTAAATGGTTGAAGAGTTGATGTACCATCAAAACGTATTAAATTATCTACACCATTAGCTATGTAAAGATATGAACCTATTTGTTGAAAATAAACTTTATTACCAGCTGTTATGGAAGCACCAGTACAGGTAGTCCAAGTTGTGCCATTATTAGTTGAGTATTTAATTGCTGTACCAGATGCTACAACTAAGTAATTGGCTTTGTTAGATGTAGTGTATACTGCAGCACCATATAAAGTAGCTGAAGTAGTACTGCCGTAATAATCACTACCCCAACGTGGAGTCCAACGACCATCCATTGTTTGAAATAAGTTTTTAGATTCTTTTGCTGCATCAAATGGTAGTAATGATTCATCAGTAAGTGTAATTAAACCCTTACGAAAAGTACTGATATTAATACGAGTTTCAGGTAAATTTCCTGCTGTAGATATTTTAATATCTCTAGCCATCTATTCTCCAAACGTTCCGCCCGTATTGATATATTGCTGGTCTTGCAATCCGTGGTCTTGATAATTAGCATACATTGTATTTTTCATAACCATCTGTCTTAATCGTTCTTCTGCTTCTTGTAATGCAGCCTGATAAAGAGTTATGTTGTTATCGCCTTTGTGAAGTTCAGATACAACCGCATAAACAATGTAGTAAGGGTCAGCCATTTCGGGAATATCTGTTGTGGCATCCATAGCTTCAGCACGCTTATAGTAATCATATTTAAGAGTAAATCCATTAATATTGCTTTGAGGTTTTTGAGTTAAATTTAATACATATCCATCTTTGGGATTGCCTGTAAAATATGCAGCTTGAGTTGTTGTATAAATTTGAGCTTCCTCTGGTTTAATTACTGGTATTGTTTGATGTGTGTTAGTGCCATCCATAATCTTTACAAACCCACCAGGAAATAAAAATGATGTAGGTGCATTATATGTAGTATCGTCTGTAGCAATAGTAAGAGTAGCACCTGTAGAAACTACTGAGGTATTTGTCCATAATTCATTCCAAATAGTCCCCATATTATTTTCCCAACGGTTAATAGCTACATTAATTAAACGTCTACGAATAATATAATCATCATCAGTAGATGCTGGTGTAGTTGCGTCTGTTTCATACAGAGTATGTATTGCGTCTTGTAAATCTGATTCTGTTAATCCGATTGCTGCCATTTTATCTCCTTATAAAAATACAGACAGGAAATAAATCCTGCCTGTAATGCTTTTGTTACTCGGCTTTACTTAATTGTACTATCCTTTTTGTGTTTTGACAATAATCTTACCAGGTTTCTTAATTGTCACTCTTCCTTTACCTGTAGGCACATTCAATCCTCCTGGTTTAGCCATTTTAACACCACTTGGTATATAAAACTTAGGATAGCGTGTACGACCAGAACCACCGCCATATCCTAATCCATATTTTAATTCATTAAACACTTTTCTTTGGTCATCCTCATACCCGAATGTAACATTGTCATATACTCTTTTATCTATAGGTGGGTATCCTTCAATAGCTCTTTTAGCGTTAATATATCCTAATTTATTATTTTTATAATTAGCAAAATCATTTGACAATTGGTCGGCATTATTTCTGAAAAACTGTTTAGCTAATGCTGGGTCTTGAGATTTAATTTGATAATATTTCTGCATTAAAGCTGTTTGCTCTGGATATGCAACATTGCTATACATTGCTGCTCTTTCATTTTGTGTATCATTATTTAACCCCTTAGCTTTAAAGTATTCACTGTTGGCAGAATAATAATCTCTTTGTGCTTTTTCAAATGCAGAATACCAGGGTTGAGTTGCCCTTAATATTTCTGTTGTTTCAATATCTTCTCCAGTAGGTCTTGACCTTAATTCTGTAACTACCCTAGCTTGTTGTGAGTTTAAAAGGTATATCGGGTCAACTGGCTTACCATCTCGATTATAATCTCTTATAGCTTGGTCTTTTAGAAAATTAAATATTCTACCATCTTGGTTACTTGAAATAACTTTCCATTTTTCAGGAGATAATATATTAGATATTTTTTTGCCTGTTGCCCTATCTTTTGTTGGGTTAGCAAATGTGTAATATGCCTGAGCTAAATCTGGATTTGCATCTAAGAAAGATTTTACCTGCTCAACATTTTCTTTATAGTATGCTGCAGTTTCACGCTCTTTTTGAGCCTGCTGAGGACCAAATTGCTCAACTTTTAATCCACCAGCCCTTAGTAATGCTTGGAGTAAATCACGTTTTTTACCATATATATCTTCACCTCCAAACATAGCACTTACAATTGAATCGGCTTCACGCCCTACTGGTAAGTTTTGTACAGCTAGTGCCCTTAATTGATTTAGTCTTTTATCTACTTCTGGAAGGTCAGAATATTTTTTAACAACATATGTGCCATTTTGATAAACAATTGTATTGGTAGGGTCAGTAATTTCTTTGCCCCTAAAATCTTTGTTAAATATAAACTGTAATACTTGTCCAGCTAGTGGGTCATTCCATCCTTCAGGTTTAAATGGATTTTGTTGTATTGGAGCAAATCTTAATGCTCCTGATGCACCTTCTACATTAGTTAGTTCATAGTATGGCATAAATCTTGCAGCATTTACTGCTCCCCAAGGAGTTTGTACTTCCAATGAAATATTTGTAAATGGTATTTTAGGCGCACCAAATCTGTTTTCACGAGTTTTTCTATCTTGTTCAGATTCTCCAGACAATTTAGACATTCCTGCTATAAACAATGACCACATACCTACAGAAGCTAATATATTTAACGGATGGTCCATAGCATCATTTTTAAGTATTCTTAATGAATCACCTGCAAATTTAATAAAGGCATTACCGATAATTGGAACTTTTGATGCAATATCATAAAAGAATCCAACTGCTTTATAATCTTGAAATGCTCTTTGGGTTTTAGTAAATGCTTCATCTGGGCTAAATCCACGATTTATCCAAGTAGTAAACGCTGCTAATTTGGCTTTATCATCAGCTTGAGCATATGAATTTTTTACATATTGTGCTGCCTTTTTAGTTAATCCTTGGTCTTCAGTTGCTTGAAATATTCTAGCTGTCAATTCTTTGTTGGTAATATCGCTGCCAAATAATCCACGCCTAACTGCTTCTAAATAAATAGGGTCATTATTTTTAACCATTTTATTTACATTTTTGTATGCTAATTCAAATTGAACTGGGTTAATCCCCCCTAAACTTGAAAAAATACCTCTGTTAGATACCTGGTTACCTAAACGTGTAGCTGGGTTAAATACTGTTAACAAAGCTTTTTTAGCTTGTCTTAGTCCTAATCTGTCATACCAATTAAGAAAGTTATTAATTGAGTCTAAAGCTGCATTTTGATATACAAATCCCT